CATCAAGCGTTTTGAAACAATCCCTCCTGATCCGAACAGCATCCCCAACATTCATGGCGTAAGGCGAGACGAAGCTCAAGTTGAGCCACCCATCGCTCGACCATGATTCTACTTCACGCTGGGCTCGAGCGTTAGGTCCGTCCATGAACTCGACAATGCCTAGATCGAAATAGCCATCAGCCTGCGACACGCCGGAGAGCTGGATGCGCTGGCGTGAATCTTCCACAGCTGCAATGGTGGCCTCTTCCCAGTGAAATGGCATGCCGCAGCGTTCATCCCCGAAGTCCGCGCGGCAGGTCAGCGACCAGACATCATTGACCTTGTCTTTCAGCAGCTGGGACAAGGAGCGATACTCGACCTTCCGTTTGCCTTGGGCGTTGGCTGCGTACTCGACCTTGCCAAGACGGCCATAGCCCACAACCTCGTAGCCGTAGTTGAGGCGAAGATAGGCAACCCGGTAAATGCTCACCTCTGCGCCGCGCAGCTTGCCCGCAAGTAGCAGCTGCTCAAACGAAGGGTTGAACCAGCCAGACAACTCTGTGTTGTCGGTGTCCATGCTGGCGGTGGACTGAATGTTTGCTGGGCGCAACTCTTGGTCGGGCAGGTAGATGACGTCGTGGTATCCATCATCAAAACGCACACGAGCATCGAGCGTTGTGAAGCCGTATGCAACGCCGTCCTCATCCACAATCTTCACGCAGAAGCACGTGGACTTGGTGGGCTTGCTGTAAGCCGATTGGAGTTGGATGGGGATGCTCTTCATTCGTCGCCATCCCAGCTATCAGGCACATTCTCTGCATCAAAGTCGAAACGATCTTCAACCAGCGTCACCTTCGCAGTGTGAGCGCGCCAGCTGTTGATCGTCATCGAGTTGTAGTCATCGTCGAAGTACACCCACACGTAGAACTCCGCCTCCTCAATGCGGTACTCTCCGTTGCCCCATTCTTCGTCTGGCGTGAACTCCCCTGTCTCCTTGTTGAGGGTCCCAGCGACCGGGTTACCATTCTCATCCACAATCCTGCAGAAGTTAAATGCTTGGATTGGTCGAATCGTATACGCAGGCCATCCATCTGGCTGATAGACCTTGTACAGCTGAATCTTCGCAGCGGTGCCCGGCAGCACCTTAATGGGCTGATCAACGATCCGGTAGTCGTTCCAGTCCTTGAACTTGAAGCTGTGTAGGCGTCCGCGGCAAGCGTGGAATACTTCAATCAGGAAGTCACGCACATCCTCATCAATGTCCCCGAAGGATGCGTGGAATTCATGAACACTGTACTTCCACCCAGCATCCCTGTCGGTGAAGCCATTTTCCATCTCTGCGATGTTGGTCTTGTAGCGCGCACCACCCTCGAAGCCATAGTCAACTTCTTCATCCAGCACTGCATTGATTCTGGCCATCAGTTGTTCCTCTCAAACTGCCGGCGCTGCACCTTTGTGAGTGCACGCGCTTCCTGCTCAGTGGTCCGGTTGTGGGCACGCCCCTGCTGAATGATGGTGACGGAGCTGTTGAACACCTGCGGCTGCTGTTCTGCCGCGCGCTCTGCAAGGCGCTCCATCGCTCGCGCCTGAGCAGGAGTATTGATGGAGATTCGCTCGCCAGGAGTTGCACGCAGGTGAATGTGCTGCGAGTCGATCCCGCCGCTGCCACCAACGATGTACTCGCCGCCAGTGCGGAACGCAGGAGGAGTCTGCGAGCGAATCTTGCTGATTTGCTGCATGCCCATGACCACTGCCGCTGCTGCCGCTGCTGCGCCAAGGAACGGGCCGACATACGGGATGCCTACGAGCGAGCTGTACGCATCCATCGCCGCCTGCGGAGTCTTGATGGCGACCTGCGCGATGGCGGCTGCCTGCCCGACCTTGAAGGCGTGCCTGTTGCTGGAGTTCATCAACTGAGCAACCTGGCCCAAGCCGTCCGCAGTGGCGTTGATGTACATGTCCATCTCTTGCCGCTTGATGGCGCGCTTGGCTTCGGCTGCGAGAGCTTCGTTGGCAACGTCCTGCTGGCGGAACTGCTCAATCATGTCGTAGTACATCCTGAACTGCTCAATGCGCGCATCGAACGCGCTCTGAGTCTCAGCCAGCGATCCACCCAGCATCTGATTGAGCCAGTTGAACTGGTCACCTTCAGTGAGCTTCCCCTTCAGCTCTTCGAAAGCCTTGAGGTCAATCTGGAACATCTCCATCTGGCGCCCAGAAGAGTTCGCAAGGATGGACTCTTTTGCTGCGCCCAGCTTGTCCATCTCTTGAAGCACGCTCAGTTGATCGCGCAGCGCCTCTGTCTGCTCCTTGGTCAGCTCGATGCCGGCGCGACGAAGCTGCTCAGTCAGGCTGAACACCTGCTGCTCAACGATCCGCTCATCACCAAGCAGCTGGCTGATGCGAAGCTGCTCAGCCAGCTCATCATTCAGCGCGCCCAGCGGGTCCAGCTGATCCCGCAGGTTCTGCTCGTACTGCTTCAGGTACTCGTTGGCCTGCTCTTGGCTGATGCCCAGCTTGTCCACTGCCTGCGCCATGATGTCGCGCGCATCTGCCAGCTGCATCTCTGCGGCCAGCACCGGGTTGATCGACATCAAAAGGCTCTCGTACTCGCGCGCGAGCCTTGCGAGGTCGCGCGCCTCCTTCTCAGCGCTGCGATCCTTGCCGCCCTTGCCGCCCTTGCCGCCGCCATTGCCTCCGGTCCAGTCGATGGTCGGAGCGGTCCCGGTGTTGGCATCGTTGGCTGCGTCTTGGATCGCCTTCAGCGTTGCACTTGCCTCCTGCTCGTTAAGCATGACTCCGATCTTGAGCTTGTTCTGCTCCTGATCGAGTTCTGACTGGATGCGAGCGCGCACATCATCAAGCGGCTTCAGCAAGTCAGATGGCTTCAGCTCAGAGATGTTCATCACATCCGCACTGAACCAGCCTGTCACCGGATTCTCCTTGATCCGGTCCAGACCGCGCAGCGTGTTCTGCAGGCGCTCGATCCTCTGCTCAACGCGCACTGTGTCGCGGGGATCGGTGCCGCCAACGCGCGCAGCAATCTCTTCCCCAAGGAACTTCGTCACATTCGCTGTGGTCGTTGCGAACTTCGCCAGCCAGACGATAGCCTGCGCTGCGCCTTGGATGATGGCGTTGAAGCCATCCTTGAACTCTTGGCTATCCAGAGTCCCAGACAATTCCTTGAGCAGAGGGATGAGCGTGGGCAAGGCTTGGCGATACATCGCCTCCACCTGCAGCTTCACATCATCCATCTGATCGTAAAACTCCTTCAAATCCTTGGCCGTCTCTTCCTTGATGGTGTAGCCCAGCTCATCAGACTTCTTCGCCATCTCATCGAGTCCCTTGGACCCTTGGGACAGCAGCGCGATCATCTCGCGATTCTGATTGCCGAACAACTTCATCGCCAGTGCAGCCTTATTGGTGCCGTCCGGCATCTTCTGGAAGATGTCCGCGATGTCGCGCAGCACCTCTGGCGTCTCCCGGAGCTGGCCGTTGACTTCGGTGACGGCAATGCCAAGCTGGGCAAAGAGCTTGGCCTGATCAGTGTTGCCCTTTGCCGCCTTCACCTGCGATTGCTGCAGACCTTCCAACGATGCCTTGAGGTCTTGGGTGGTCATGTCGTACGACCGCGCGGCAAAGTCCAGCTGGCTGAAGATTGTGGTGGTGGTGCCCAGCTGCTTGGCTGCGGTATAGGTGTCCTTGATGGAGGTTGCTGCGTTGGTGAATCCCTTGTACAGAATCACTGCCGCGCTGCCAAGGATCGAGCCGATTGCGCCGCCAACTACCAGCGCAGTCTTGTTCAGGGACTTGAGGCGGGTGTCAACCTTGTCAGCAGAATCGGCAATGTCATCAAGCTCGCGCTTGATCACCCGGCCTCCACTTCCCTTTCGGTTGATGCTGATGTCGATATTTTCAGTGGTCATACATCACCCGAACTTGATGGTGTTTTCATCAAGCAGGCGCGTCTTGCGCACTTGCTTGATGGCAGCTTCAATCGCAATTTCAACAAAGCCTTCCGGCGCTTGCTTCGAATGCCCCTCATTGAGAGGTGTGATGTAAGGGAGGTTGTTGGTGAGGTGGATGGAGGCTTGCCCCTTGTACTGCGCCAACTTTGCCTCTGCCTTGTTGCGGGACG